AGCTTCATGTGAGTTCGCCACCAGCCGAGACTTGGAAGTAGGTATTTTCTGCTGTACAATGGGCTCTGACCTTTCCCAACCTACGTCGACATCAAGATATAGCTTATAAGCAATAATTTCTAAATTATAGCTAATACACTATACTTTTACCCGTTGCTTCGTTCCTGTGCATACGGTTTTTATGTACATTGTGCGTTTTTTCGACAGCCGACATTCCGCCTATACCAATCAAACATCCTACTACCGGATGCCGCTCAGTATGTTACGTGTGCTCCTATACGGATGCTTTTTCCACAGCGGTATTTTTGAACTGGCCCGCTAACCTTATGTGTCGGATTGTTTTGCCTTGATGCTATGTTCTAGCAATGCCTGTCGCAATTTGTCGGAACCGCCAACTCTAACATTAATAATTCCATTGTAATACTCGTCGCTCTCTAATACACGGCGGTCAAATTGCTCTCTTGCCTCTATGTAGGACATTTCGCCTCTGCCTTTGCAAAGATATAATATTTCTCTTGTGAAGTTTTCTGGGCCTAGTGCCTGTACATCTGCGTTTAATCTGTCTGACGATCCCCAATAGTCACGCCAGTCTGATTCTTTATAGCCTCTGCGTTTATTCTTTTTGCCTTTGAGAGGTGGCTTAGTGGTTTTAAACTTTGCTAGTTTCTTGCCTATGTACTTTTGCCCAGTTGTTAGATTGGTTATGAGATAAACAAAACCTTCATACTCGTCTGGTATTGTATCAACTGGTTTGCCTTCATAAGTCCATTGCATGAACTTACTTATAAAATGCCTATTCTTCTTCGGTGCCTTTTGAATAATATGTGTCTTGTATTTCGTCCATTCGTGTTTTTGCAAGTTCTCTTAGAGATCTCAACGCACGACGAGCAGCAAGTCTTGTTCTATAAGACTTTCTCTGTTCAAACTTTTCGTTAGCCTTAAAATATTCTAAGTATGCTAACACAAGTTCGTCGTGTGTGTCGTTCTCAAGTTCACTCATTCAAATATCTCAATGTCGTTTTCGTAACTTGTAAATCCGTTTTCTTTTACAACTTTCATTACATTGTTAACACGACCGACTAATTCGTCTTTGTGTGAAATTAGGTATACATTCTTTTCGCCTTCACGACCCATCTTTTTAAGAATGCCTAAACTATTTTCAACTCCGTTTGCATCCATACCGCTATCAATAAGTTCATCGATAAACAACAGATTAATTTTTTGATACAAGCTCTCCCAAACGTCACGGAATGCAAAACTCATACCAAGAATTAATCTATTACGCTCACCTCTTGACAAGTTATCAAAATCTAAGTCTTGTCCAAGTTGTGTAATTTCTACATTTAGATCATTTTGGAATACTACTTGATGCGGCAATCCTAATTTATCTAAGTAAGAAGTTAATCTATTGTTTAGATACATTAAATTCTGATCAATAATTTTCTTACGAATAAAACTGTCTTTGTTTGTAAGAAGTTTTAACAGAAAATCTTGATGGTCTTTAAAACTATTAAGATCATTTACAATAGTCCAATCAATATCTTGAATTGCTGTTTGTTCAAGGTCTTCAATTTGTTCTTTATAAGGATCAACCTCGTCTTTTTTATTCTGCCAAGCCTGTCTTAAACTATCAACGTTTTGTCTATGTTCATATGCTTCTTTGGCTGTTTCATAAAACGTATTAGGACGACCATTAATGTTACCAATTTCTGTTAAGCCTTCGATAACTTCAGTTAGTTTATCAGCAACTTCAGTTTGATATGCAATCGCATCATTTAATTCTTTGCTCTTTCGTTCTTCAATTTCTTGCTTTTTCTCGTCGTGTAGTGCTTGACCACAAGTATAACAAGTAGCATCTTCGAGATTTGCGATGTCTTTTTCTGCTTTTTCTACAGATTTAGTAGCACGTAGTAATGCACTCTCTAGTGTGCTTTTTTCTTTATTAAGAGCCGTAACAGCATTATTCATCTCAGTCCAATTTGCTAATTGTTCGTGTGCTTCGAGCTCTTTTTCAATGTTTACACGTTCTAATTCGTCGATAGATTCTTTTAATTTTATAATATCTGTAGACTGTTTACCAAGCCAGGCTTTTTGCTTGCTCTTTAAACTACTAATTGTAACATCAATTTTTTCATTGGCACTTTGTATTGCATTAATTTTGAGAGTTTCTTCAGTAATTAGATCTTTAGTTTGTCTAACTTGTTCTTTTAGTGCTTCTGCCTTTTCACTTAGTATTGTTATACCTAATAACTGTTCAATGATAGCACGTTGGTCGTTTGCTCGCATTGATAAAAACGGTTCTGTATAGGTGTTGAGTGCTACAACGTGCTTAAACATGTCGTGACTCATACCTAACAAGTCGTTAATGTCTTCTTGTGTTTTACGACTATCGCCTTGCGACTCGTCAATAAGTTCTTGCTCTTGGTCGTTAATAAAAAACTTTAGTACATTAGGCGACCGTCCTCTTTCAATTCGGTAATCAGTATTATTTTTTTCGAAATGAAGTGTAACTAACATACCTTTACCGTTTGTTTTATTGATAAGGTTGTTACGTTTAATATTTGTTAGTGCTTGACCGTATAATGCATAACTTAATGCATTAATAATAGTTGTTTTACCTGTACCATTACGCGAGCCGCTGTCATCGCCTCCTTGGTCTAGATTTTCTCCTAACACTAAGGTAAGGTTGTCTTTGTTAAAATCAACCGCTTGAGTTTGATTGCCAACACTCATAAAATTTTTAACTGTCAAATCTTTTATTCTAATCATTGGAATCCTACAAATTATTGTATATGTCTAGTAGTGTTTTTGTTTTGTAGCTCTCACTTTCGATAGCTACAATCTCATTCGTTACAATTTGATCAACACTTTCAAATTGTGTAATGTCAACGTCTGTTGTAATTTCTTCTACTTGTTTTTGAGGAATAAGTGTAATTTCTCTACAATCGTATTGATTAATATACGTTTCCTTAATAAACTGTGCTTCCTCATAGCTAATCGGAACGTCAATAGTAACACGCAAATACATCTTACTTTTAATGATATCCGAATTAGGATCTAATAACTGAGACAATTTTACAGTTCTATATTTCGGACAGTCTGGCCAATTGATGTACCTTGGTTCTTCACTATTTTCTTTGTCAAGTATCATCATGCCACGTTCATCGTCCCATGCATCTGCATAATTGTGCGGAAATGCATTACCAATGTAATGAATTTTACCTTGTACTTGACGTTTATGGAAGTGTCCTGAAAACACATAATCTTGATTTACAAAGTGTTGTGGTCGCAAATCTCCATGATCAGGCATCTTAACCATAGCATTCATATAAAAACTTGGCAATTCAAAGTGTCCAAACATATATTTGGCTTTAATTTTTTCTATTTGTTTCCATTCGTCACCTACTAACCAAGGTATAAGTGCAACATCTTCTTTTTCTAAAATTTCGTTTACAACTGTTATGCCTGGCACATACTTGCCAAACTCAACAGAATGGATGTCACGCTTGTCTTTGTAGTACAAATCGTGGTTTCCAGGAAAGTAAAAGAACTGTTCGAAACTATTTCCTAGTTTTTCTAAACTACGAATAGTAGCGTCCATGGTTGTAAGGTTAAGACTATTCCTGTTGTGATGCCAGTCACCACAGAAAATACCGGTTTCACAACCGTTTTCCTTAGCTTGTGCTATAAACCAGTCAACAAATTCTTCACAATCTTGATTGTGTATCTTTGAATTACTTTTTAGTCCAAAATGTATATCCGTAAAAACGGCAGCTTTCTTAAACAAGATAAAATTCCTCTATCATACTGTGTTAAAGTATACGATATTTGTACACTTTTGTCAACCATTATTTTGATTTTCTTTTTCACGTTTTACGGCTGCTTCCCATTCTCCTTGAGACTGTCTTGTATAACTAGGATTCATATGGTTCATTTCTAATATGTCGTCACGTATATTTTGATTTCGTTTCTCTATGTTAATAATGCGTACAAAACTATTAGTAACGGCAGCGGTATAGTAAGCAAAAGGATTATTTGACTTGCTTTCGTCAAATTGTAAGCCAATTTGTGCAAGTTGTAGTATTGCTTGTCCTCGCATTTCGTCATTGTAGGTATATCCTCGTACATTTCCTCTAGTTGCATAGCGTTCACATAGTTTCATCCACATCATAGCAAGTTTGTCTGTTGCCTTTGCATGTTTCATACTGAAGTGTCCGTTTTCCATACCGCCAACCCAATGGCTTTTGCCTACACATTGTAAATTGCCGTCATCGTCAAATTTATAATGTTGGAATGGAGGAAAGTTTAGTTTCACTTTTGTATCTGCTACAGTTTTAGGATTTTTCTTACGACCAGGCTCTTCGGGAACATGATCAAACGTCATAATGCGAAATATTAATTCTTCTTTAGTGATAGTTTTATAATCAACTTCGCATTCTGCTTGTTTTACTCGTTCACCATTGGCCTTTCTTCTTTGATACTCGGCATCACCTAATCGTTTTGCTTTGTTACGCTTTGCTTCTGCAATAGTACGGATGTTGATTTTTTCAACATCAGTAAGTATGATATCATACTGGTGATAGTCCTGATCAATGAAGCTACAAAACCGTGACTTTGACTTATGTATTTCGGCTAAAATGTCTTTATTGTTAAGGTAATTTACTTTTCTCATATTTTCTCCAATTGATATCTTATTATAAACTATGTACTTTAAAAAGTCAATAAATACTTTACAGGAGAATGCATAATGGCTAATTTTTTAAAAGGATTCGCAGACAAAGCGGTAGGAAGTATCAAAGGACAACTAGGACCCCTTGGTGACTTATTTGGTACACCTAGTTTAAGAAACGCTCTTTCTGGCAATGTTAAAACTCCGTCTACGGCTTCATTTAATGACAGTGACTGGCGAGTAAGACTTAGTTTGCCAGACATTGATGCCTTTAATAATAGTCCGATACTTGCACCACTCAAAGAAACAGATGGATTAGTATTTCCTTATACTCCGTCTATTATTATGAACCATAGTGCTAATTATAATGCATTACAACCTATACATACTAATTATCCTTTCTTCAACTACCAGAATAGTAGTACTGAAAACTTTACTATTGTAGGAGATTTTTTTGTTGAAAATGCGGTTGACGCCAAATATTGGATTGCTGTACTACATTATTTAAGAAGTGTAACTAAAATGTTTTACGGTGCGGGTCAAAATTTAGGCGCCCCACCACCAATAGTAAAACTCAATGGATACGGCGATTTTGTTTTTAATAATGTTCCTGTTGTAGTCACAACGTTTAATATTGATTTACCAGCAGATGTAGATTACATAAAAACAGGCTTAAACGGATCTGCAGATTCTCGTGATATTATGGATGTTGACGTAGGAGATACATTAACAGAAGAAGAAATTTTTCAAGCCGCAACAGGACAGAGTAGATCTGCACAAACTTCTGCAAAAACAGGTTGGGTACCTGCACAAAGTCAATTTGCTGTTACTGTACAACCAATGTACAGTAGAAAGAAAGTTTCTTCCTTCAATTTAAATTCCTTTATCAAAGGTGACTTAGATGGAGAAGGATTTATCTAATGTCGGCATATAAAAAAACAAGTCCCTATTATGGTACAAAAGTAAAACAAAATCAATATCTTGATATATTACGTATTCGAGCTATACCAGCTAGTGATGACGATCCGTTATATGAAATAGAACCAATTTACACTCACAGACCTGACTTGCTAGCCCAAGCGGTATACGGCACACCAAAACTTTGGTGGGTATTTGCACAAAGAAATATGGATGTACTAAAAGATCCTGTGTTTGATTTAATACCAGGAGTTAAAATTTATATACCACAAGAAGCAGCCTTAAAAAGAACACTAGGAATATAATATGGCAATTAATCCAACTAGGTCTTTGAATAATCTAGGAAATCAGATCCAGAACAAACTTAATTCGCAAGTTGATTCTTTGAGATCTGAAGCTACCGCGTTTGCTCAAGATCTAGAAAACGGAATAGCAGGTGCTGCTAGTGACATTGAAGGTCTTATTAATTCGGGGCTAACACAGTCTAATTTAGGAAATGCTATTAATGTTCTAAACGAAGGCGGCGGCCTACTAACCGATGCTATTGCAAAGTTTGACGGTGCTAGTTTTAAAAATTTGTTAGAAGATCAAATTGAAGATTTATTTAATGACTTTATACAACAAGAATTTTCTTTAGATTTTTCACCATCCTCAGGAAGTTCAACATCAGCTAACAACGGATCTTCTTATAACGGAAGTAATACTTCTGGATATTCAACACCAAATGCATTAGATAATGTCTTAGAAAAATATGCCAGTGTAAATTATAGATTTGTTTTTGGTATGTTAAGCACTGATGAAGTAAATGACCCGATTAATACTTATAGGAGATCAACTCCTGAAACAGTTATTATTAATAGCGGTGGTGGCCCAACAAGAGGAGCAACACCAGAAGGCGGCGAAGGGTTAGAATTTTTTATAGATAATATAGAGATTGGTGCTATTATTGCTCCAACTACTAGAACACGAACATCAAACGCAACAAATATTTCATTTCAAGTAACTGAACCATACAGTATGGGACTTTTCCTGCAGAGTTGTATTGTTGCTGCACAGAAAAAAGGAATCACTAATTTTAATAAAGCACCGTATTACTTAATTATAGAATGGATAGGATACGACGATGATGGAAAAATTAGCACAGACGGAAATTTAAGAAGAGTAATTCCGATCACATTAGTTAATATGGAATTTAATGTTAACGAAGGAGGTTGTACATATGATGTTAGAGCTATTGCATGGAATGAACAAACACTTCAAGATACTGTTCAAAGCACAAAAACAGATGTTGAAATACAAGGCGGTGATTTAGTAGAACTTTTACAAACTGGAGGTAAGAGTTTAACAACATTACTTAATACAAGAATATTAGAAGCAACACAAACACAAACAACTAGTAAACAAGACGAATACATTATAATTTTTCCAAAAGACCCTGCATCTAGTATTCAAGGCGGACAGCCTGATAACACAAATAGAGCTACTATCAGTTTAGCAAGTACTGAAGGACTAACAGACGAAGAAGTTTTTGCAAGTATTTCAGGAAATCCTAATGTTCCAGTTCCGAGCAATTTTAATGCATATAGAAGTAGACTGTTAGGACTAGAAGCAAGTTCTCAAACAGCTGACAATATTAGACAAACAGTACAAAACGAATCAACAGTCAATGATATAGGTAAATGCAAAATAGCATCTAGTGTATTTAAAGGCGGAGATACCCCGTTTGGCATTGCAGCGTTTGAATGGGACGAAACTAAAAAGATTTTTACAAACGGCGGCGCAATGCAAGTATCTGAAGACTTGCGAACTTTTAAATGGAAAAAAGGCACTAAAATTGAAAAAATTATTGAAGAACTTGTGCTAGTAAGTGAGTATGGAAAGGCTGCTGCTTCAACATTAGAGAATGGTCGAGGAAATATTCCTTGGTTTAGAATTGACAGTCAATGCTTTTTATTAGAAAATACTAACTCTGTTTCGGCAACCGGCGACAATCCAAAAATTTATGTGTATCGTGTATTAATGTACGAAGTACAAAGTAGTCATTTTCAACAACCTAGCACAGCTACAGTCGGTACTGAAGAAATAGCAAGAAATGTAAGTAAAGTTTACAATTATATCTATACAGGAAAAAACAAAGACATATTAGATTTTAGCATAGATTTTAAATTTGCATATTTTCAATCTAAACGAGCTGACGGTGGCATGAGTTCTAGCGATACTAGAACACAGGCAAATGATGGTGTTGCTCCTACTCAGCAAACAACTCTAGTAGAAAATCCAGGAAATCAAGTTGTAAGTCAAAGCGGAACGGCTCCCGTTGTAGAAGATACTAACGAAGAAAATAGAGCCGGAGGCGCTAGAGGAACAGAAACTCCAGAAATAACCGTTGCTCGACAATTTCAAAAAGCCCTTGTTGAAGGTGTTGACATGATTAACATCGAAATGAAAATAATGGGAGATCCTTATTTTATAGCCGACAGCGGCATGGGAAACTATAGTAGTGGTCCGGGTAATGTTCCTACTATCAACGCAGATGGTTCTCTCGATTATCAAAGAAACGAGGTACATTTTATTATTAATTTTAGAACGCCTGTAGACATCGGCGACAATGGTTTACTATCGTTTCCAAATTCCAGTGTTCCGGTAAATGCATTTAGTGGTCTATATAGGTTAACACAAGTAGATAACGAATTTAGTGGAGGAACATTTACACAAACTTTAAAAGCATTTAGAGTACCAAACCAACCTCTAGACACAGGAGAGTCAGGAACCCCGGGTGAAAATACTCCGTTTATACAAGGCGATGCTGCTAATAATATTAATAATGATCCAACACTTGCAAGTGGTATTGTTACTAATGTTCAAGAAGCTATTAATATTCCTTTAACAGTTGAAGAAAAACTTCAAAATGCATTTAATGTAGGATTCACTGATATAATGCCAAATGTAAATGTTTCGTTTGGCGGTGAACAAATAAACATACCTAGTGATATTGCAAGTCAATTTTCTGAACTAAATTTATCAGGACAATTAGGAGATTTACAATCACAATTTAGTCAATTAAATCTTGGAGATTTACAATCTCAAATTACAAGTTTAGATATTACTGGCTTACCAATATCTGCAGAGGACATCAGATCTGCTGCTGGAGGGCTTACAGCAGGACTAGATACAAGTAGTATTCAAAATCTTGCAGGGCAAGCAACTTCTGCTTTAAATGCAGCAACATCAAGTTTGTCATCTGAAGATTTAAGAAACCAAGTTAATAGTGCTGTTAACACAATATCACGAACCGGAGGAGTTACTTAATGCCTACTGAAAGACGAACTGGCGTCGAACGTCCTTTAGATAATCCAGGACCGTACGAAGCTGTTGTTGTAAATCATCTTGACCCAAAATTTATGGGAGGACTTCAAGTTGAATTATTAAAGTCTTCAGGCTCAGGAAACCAGCCACAGCGTAGCGGACAAATAATCACAGTTCGATATATGAATCCGTTTTATGGAACTACTCCACTAAACGGTAATAACAGGAATGACTCATACCAAACTACACAAAAAAGTTATGGATTTTGGTTTGTTCCTCCTGATGTTGGTTCAAGAGTATTAGTTATTTTTGCAGAAGGCAATATGGCTAGAGGATTTTGGATAGGTTGTGTTCAAGACGAATTTATGAACTTCATGATTCCAGAGCCTAGAGTTACTACAAAGTTTAACACTACTGATAATAATAGAAAACTTCCAGTTGGTGAATACAACAAGTTTATTACTAATCCTACAGATAGAGAACCTACAAGATATCCTAAACCTGTAAATCAAGATTTTGCAAATAGACTTGCAGCACAAGGTCTTATCGACGACGAAGTTAGAGGTTTAACATCATCTAGTTCAAGGAGAGAAGCACCTAGTAATGTATACGGAATTTCAACTCCTGGACCGTTGGATAAAAGAAATGGCGCTCCTTCTACTCCTCAAGGCCCGCACGAAGGTACAGCAAATATTCCTAGTAGTAGACTCGGTGGAAGTAGTCTAGTTTTCGACGACGGCGATGATAAACTTATACGTAGAGGACATCCAAAAGATAGTCCAATGGAATATTCAAATGTTCGTAACGGTGAAGAAGGTGATAGATCTATCCCTCATAATGAATGTGTGCGTTTAAGAACTAGAACAGGTCATCAAATATTATTACACAATTCAGAAGATTTAATTTATATTGCAAACGGTCGAGGAACTAGTTGGATAGAAATGACTAGTAACGGTAAAATTGATATCTATGCCGCAGACAGTGTAAGTGTACACAGTTCTAATGATTTAAACTTTACCGCAGCAAGAGATATTAATTTAACAGCAAGTAAAGACTTTAACCTAGTTGCAGAAACAGTAAGAGTAAACAGTAGTTTAACAACTAATTTTGTAGCAGGTAAAGATTGGGCTGTTTCGTCGGGAACAAATGTATCTCTAAATGCACAAGAAAATTTTATAGCATATGCTAACGGAGACTTAGAAACCGCAGCGCAAGGACAGACAAGTATTCTTTCTGCTGATCATCTTGCTATAGGAAGTACAACTAGTGTTGGTATTGAAGGCTGCGGTCATATACGTTTAACAACAGATGGTGAATACGATTTAAAAGCTCTTGGAAATATTAAAGTAGAAACAAAAGCAGAACTAAGTCAAATTAGTTCGTTAGCAACAAAAATACAATCGGGTAATGCAATAGGTGTTAAGGCTGTAGGAAGTATATTAGTTAACAGTGAAGCAACTATTGGAATGAAGTCAACCTCCGATACACAAATTAAGTCAGATGCAAATGTTGACATTCAAGGAGCAGAGCCAGCTGCACCACCAGAACCAGCAAATGCTATTATACCAGCAGCTCCAAATGTGTTTGATCCTACTCCGCCGGAAGTAGCATTTGCTACTACTCGCGTTCCTCAGATTGAGCCTTGGTTTGAACACGAACATATTAATCCAGCAGAGTACACTCCAGAAAAAACTAGAGCAGGCGGACAAACTGGAGAAAGTTACCCACCAGCTACGCCTGATACATTTAATAGAGGACCGGGCGGAACATTTGCTCAAAGTGGATCACAACCTAGCTTTTACAATAGCGGCGGCGCCGGAGTTGAAGGTAGTACTGGATACTCGTCACAAGGTGCTGCAAGCATACCACCTGATCCACCGGCTGTTGAAATCGAAAAGAAAGCACTTACTAGAATCTTTGCACAAAAACTTAGAGAAATTGCAGGATTCAACACTGATGAAATTTTTGCTGCTATTGCATGTGCTGAAACAGAGTCTGGCTTACAATTAAAATCAGAAAGAGGATACGGAGGTACTAGTAATGAAAGAATTAGAAGTATTTTCCGCGGAGCAAGACAAGTTAGTGATGCAGAGCTTACAACGATTAAACAAGATGATCCTCAATTCTTTGAATTAGTTTACGGTCCAGGAAACAGCACAGGACGTGGTCTAGGAAATACAACACCAGGTGATGGTGCTAAGTTTATTGGTAGAGGATTAATTCAGTTAACAGGTAAAGCAAATCACCAACGTTATGGTAAACTTGCAGGCTTAATTGACGAAACTCTTATACAAGACGAAAGCGACCCTACACAAAACGATCCAGCAAAAGAAGCATACAATCCTTTTGCTGTAACTATTGTTGACGACCCAACAGTGTTGTTGACAGACGTAGAAACTTCATGTGCTGTGTGTGCAGCATATCTAGGTGAACGTTATAGAGACCTAGGTAAACCTGACATTGTAGGAAACATGCGTATGGCTATTGCAGGAACAGCAAGAGGATACGATTTAGGTAGACCTAAAGATTTAGGATACCTTGAAAATAAGAAAAATGCAGATGGAACATGGGATATGACTTGGATTGAAAGTCCAAACCCTGATTCATATGACCCGAGGTTAGGATAATGTGTCAAGTATTAGTACCAACATCAGTAGTAGTTAATCCGTTAGAACCTAGAGATTACGAAAATTCTAACGATATTTTAGAAAGTGGAAGATTTAATTATTTAGATCTAGAAGGTGACTATCCAAGAAACTTCGGAGGTAATGGAAATAACGGCGGCGGCTCGTATAGTCCAGGCGGCGGCGGAGGTTATGCTCCTGGTGATGTTGAACCTGGTCCTATTCCAGAAAATCCTGGTTGGGAAAGACTAGATGCAATTCTTAATAATGTACTGACTCAAGATTGGGCTGAAAGAGGAAACCCAGGCAATCCAAGAATACTTGAATGTTACAGAGCCTGTAATTTAAGCTATACTCGAGATAGTAGCGAAATGGCATATGCATGGTGTTCAGCATTTGTTAGTTGGGTATTAGTTACAGCCGGTCTTCCTAGCAATAGAACTATGAGTAGTCAAGGTTGGGGAAATTATGGCGGAGAAGTAAACTGGCGTGATACTTCACAGATCCGTAAATGGGATATTGTCGTGTTTAAATCAAAAACACGTAGTGGCGGACATATTGGATTTATTAAAGAAATAACATCAAACGGTACTATTAAAGTACTTGGTGGAAATCAAGGCAACGATGCTAAAATTTCTAACTATAGTTTTAACAGCGATAAACAATATGTAAAACATGTTAAACGTAACTGGGCATTACCTCCTGAAGCAGATGTATCAATTGACGGTACAGCAGCAGCACAAGCTGGTAATGATAGCACAGTTTAAAGCGGATAAATATTGCTATGAGTACTATAGAAAAAGATTTGTATAAAAATATTAGGGTTGAGTCATCAGAAAGTCCTAAACCTCAGGTTAAAAGCCGTGCTTACAGAGGGCTGACTACAGTTAATCCTGAAAATACCAGTTACACTGTTTACGATATTGCATTAATTAAACAAGACTTAATAAATCATTTTCATATACGTAAAGGCGAAAAATTAGAAAATCCTAATTTTGGAACAATAATTTGGGACGTACTATTTGAACCTCTTACGCCGCAAGTAAAAAACGCTATTGCAAAAAACGTTACTGAAATAATCAACTATGATCCAAGAGTAAATGCTGAAAATATAGCCGTATCAGCATACGAATCTGGCATACAAATTGAATGCGATTTAACCTATCTTCCCTACAGTATTTCTGAATCTATGGTATTAAAATTTGATGAGAATAATGGACTCATCAATTAAATACGCACTTTTCTAAATAACATAAATATTGTATAAAGTAAGGAAGCGATAGATGTCAACTACAGATCGTCAAAATAGATTATTACTAGCCGAAGACTGGAAGCGTGTCTACCAGTCATTCCGCAACGCAGATTTTCAAAGTTATGACTTCGACAATTTACGTCGAACAATGATTAACTATCTACGTCAAAATTATCCAGAAGACTTTAATGATTACATTGAAAGTTCAGAATATCTAGCACTGATTGATCTTATTGCTTACCTTGGACAAAACATTGCTTTCCGTATTGATTTAAATGCAAGAGAAAACTATCTAGAACTTGCAGAGCGTAGAGAAAGTATACTACGTTTAGCACGTTTACTTTCTTATAATCCTAAGCGTAATCAATCAGCAAACGGACTATTAAAATTTGCAAGTGTTACTACATAGGAAAATATTTTAGACTCTAATGGAGTAAATCTAGGTGGTCAAACTATTGTTTGGAATGATGTTTCTAACCAGTATTGGTATGAACAGTTTGTAAAAGTTTTAAATGCAGCATTACCTGCAAATAGTGTTATCGGTCGTCCTATTAAAGTAGACTCAGTTAATGGAATTAATGTAGAACAGTATAGATTTAATGCAACAAATACAGATATTCCTAACTACGGATTTAGTAAAAATATTAACGGAAAAAGCAGCCAGTTTGAAATTGTTTCAACTGATGTATCAAACGGTGAAATAATAGAAGAACCACCATTACCTGGAAACAATCTTTCGTTCTTATATAGAGATGACGGCCAAGGCGCTTCGTCTAGCAATACTGGATATTTCCTACATTTCCGTCAAGGACGTTTAGATACCGGAAATTTTTCTGTTCAAACGCCAAGTACTAACCAAACAGTTGCTATTGATGCAACAAATGTTAACAATACTGATGTATGGCTTTATAGATTAGATAATGCAGGTATAGAAAACGAACTATGGACTAAAGTCGATGCTGTTGAAGGAAACAATATTGTTTATAATAGTTTAAACAAAAATATCAGAAGCATTTATAGTGTACTAACTCGTGTTGAAGATAGAATTAGTTTAATTTTCTCAGACGGTGTGTTTGGTGAGCTTCCTAAAGGTAGTTTCCGTGTTTATTATCGTATTTCAGATAATAGAAATATGATTATTAATCCTGACGATATGATCGGGATTTCAATATCAGTTCCTTATATTTCTAAATCAGGCACT